GAGTCAAACATACAGGAGCCTCAATGCAGACAGCTAAATTAACAGGAGCATTTTTAGTTGAGGATTCAGCAAAAGCAGAGTTTTATAAAAATATAGAATTAGCAAGTATATGCCGTCATTAGAACACGATATAAGGCCTTGGGGGGAGTATCAAGTTTTACTTGATAGTCCTTTTTGTAAGGTAAAAATAATTACAGTTAAACCTGGCGGACAATTATCTTACCAATCTCATGAACATAGATCAGAGACTTGGACAATAGTACAAGGAATGGCAGGTTACACCCTTAATGGCACAGATAGTGTGCTAACGGAACAAAATACACTCTTTATACCTTATGGAGCTAAACATAGAATAAGAAATATTAATACAGCCCAGGATAATAGGGATATGATTTTTATTGAAGTACAGCATAGTAATGAAGGTATATTTGATGAATCAGACATAATTAGATATGAAGATGATTACGGAAGATAATATTATTCAAGCATTAAAGACAGTATACGACCCTGAAATACCGGTGGATGTATATGAACTCGGATTAATTTACGATATTAAAATACATGATAAAGTAGATAATATCCAACGAGTAGATATCTTAATGACTCTAACATCCCCAAACTGTCCAGTAGCAGAATCACTACCCATGGAAATACAAGAAACAGCACTTGCTGTAGAAGGAGTTGATGATGTTAACGTAGAACTTACCTTTGAACCGCCATTTACTCAAGATATGATGAGCGAAGAAGCTAAGTTTGAATTAGGATGGATGTAAATAAAGTTATTAGAACGGTTGGAAAGACATTAAAAAGTTCTTATATTCATTAAATAAATAAAGATATAAATTATGACAAACTATTGGCAAGTAACTACTCAGTTCGAAAGAGAAAACGATCGAGGTAGAATTCAGAAAGTAAAAGAAATCTATTTAGTAGATGCAATGACTGGTACAGAAGCAGAATCTAAAACTTATAAAATGTTAGAGGATCTAAGCGAAACCAATTTTAAAATTATTGCTTTAACTGAATCACGAATCATAAAAGTATATTAATATGGGTGAACAGCTATCATTATTTCCAAAGACAAGTGAAAACTGGAGTGAAAAAGATGGAAAGGTTACTTTAAATCCGGTTCCATTTGTAGATGAAGTAGAAGAGTTTAATATTACATTTAATAAACCTAATAACTATGAACCTACTATCCCTGAAAAGAAAGAATGGCAATTTGTATATGACTTCATTCTCGAAGAGCTCGAAGAATATAGAGAAGCTTGCGAACGAGGCGACATTGTGGAAGTTCTGGACGCTTTGTGCGACATTACTTATGTTTCCCTTGGGAACGGTGTTATGTTACATGGCCTTAAAGATAAGATATGGCCAGCATATCAAGAAGTACAAGCAAGTAATATGTCAAAAGCTTGCAGTACTGAAGAAGAAGCCATACTTAGTGTCAGCAAAAGAAGTGAGGAGCAAGGTGAGGCCTGTCATTTTGAAAAGGTTGCGGAAGGAAGGTATGTTGTCTATAGATCAAGAGATAGAAAAGTAATGAAGTCAATTAATTACTTCAGACCAAACCTTAAACAATTTTTTTAATGGATGAATTAAAAGATCATATTATAGTAGTAAAAGGAGTAAAGTATGTTCCTTTATCTATCGCATTAGAAGCTGTAGCACACGTTGCTACTATTAACCCTAAGCTTGATGAAGCTACTAAGGCTATTAAAGATGCAATAAAAGGAATGAATAATACACTTAATAAAGCATTAGAAGATGATTAAAATAGGACATGAGTCACCCAAGTCAATATTTGGACACGTACAGGATCTAACAGATTATGATTATGCATTAGTTCACTTATTCGAAGAGGATGAAGAGTATTATCAACATTTCGTAGATGCGTTAGCAGCAGGAAGAGAAGTTATACTAGATAATTCTATTTTTGAACTTGAAGAGGCTTTTGATGCTGATCGTTTTGCATATTGGATTAAGAAACTTAAACCTACATGGTATATAGTTCCAGATGCTTTAGAAAAATGCTTTGTGACTTGTGATCAAATGCATAATTGGAATGAAAAATATAGTGATTTACCGGGCAAAAAGATAGGAGTAGTTCAAGGGAAGACTTACGAATCAATCGCAAGCTGTTATGACTATATGGAAAAGATAGCTAAGGTTGATATGATAGCAATCTCATTTGACTACTCCTACTATACCGTCTCTGTCCCTCACCCTAACAAATATGTAAGTTGGATGTTAGGAAGAGTTAAACTAATAGGAGACTTGTTAAAAAACGGTGTAATAAACAAAGAAATACCCCATCACCTACTAGGTTGTGGACTACCTCAAGAATTTAGCTTTTATAAAGATGATGCATTTGATTTTATTTATAGTTTGGATACTAGTAATCCAGTGGTCCATGGAATAAAAGGTATTAAGTATAAAGAAGCAGGATTGTGGTCTAAAGAGTCACAGAAATTATTTGAACTTATTAATTCAGATATATCAGTTGCTCAATTACAAGAGGTAATAGAAAATATAAGTAAATTTAGAGAGCTCACGAATGGAAAATAGCGTATGGATAGCATTTTTTAGTCAAACTGGAAGTGAGATAGCTAATCTAGCAAAATCTCTAAATAGATGGCCTGATAGAATCATTACTAATGATAGACCAGACCACTTAAGGATTATTGATCCTAGAATAGAGGAAAAAGGTTACTTTACTTTGAGTAATAAACCCACATTGGAAGAGTATAATGATCTTTTATTATATTTTCCGGAAGCACTTATTACATTACACGGTTGGCTAAGGGTTGTACCTCCTGAGATATGTAAAAGTCATAGCATATATAATGGACATCCAGGCCTAATTACTGATTACCCAGAATTAAAAGGTAAAGATCCTCAAATGAAAGCTTTTAAAGCTAAGCATGATGTTATGGGGTGTGTACTTCATAAAGTTACAGCAGGAGTAGATGAAGGAGCAATTATATCTAAAGAATTTTGGAATGCTTGGAATATTACTGAAGAAGATATGTGGAACACTTTTAAAGGTAGACAAGAGTATTTATGGATTAACTTCTTAAAGCCACTTTTTTATGAAGCAAAGTAAGTACCTAATAAATGAGTAAATCATTTGGTATTTACAGGTAAAGTTCGTATATTGTATTAAATAAAAAGGTTATATGATAAAGAGACTATTTATGATAAAGAGATTTTATCATGATAGGAGTTTACAAAATCACGAGCCCAACCGGAAGAGTTTATATAGGAAGTTCTGTTAATTTAGAGCACAGGATTAAATGTTATGAAAATATGTGGAACCAGTCTCAAGTAAGAATTTATAATTCTATAAAAAAATACGGCTGGGAAAACCATACATGGGAGGTATTAGAAGAAACTACTGAAGAAGGTTTATACGAAAAAGAGAGGGAATATCAAGAAAAGTATAATGTATTATCTGAGAATGGACTTAACTGCGAGTATGTTAAGACAGACTCTAAACCAAGAAAACTTTCTAAAGAGTCGATAGAAAGAATGAAATCCAAGCTCACAGGCAGAAAACAATCTAAAGAGACTATTGAAAAAAGACGTAAATCAAATTCTAAACCTCTCTCAGAAAAAGGTAAACAGAATATCAAGGAAGGTATTAGAAAGAGGTTTCAAAGAGAGAAAGGTAATTTATTAGGAGTTACAGAAGATGGAACTATAGTAGAAAGTTTTAAAGGAACTTGGGATTTAGAAGGAACAAAATATAATCCTTTCAGCCTTAGAAATGCAATGACATTAAATATAACTTATAAAAAGTTATACTGGTGTTGGGAAATAGAGTAATTTTTCATATATTAAAATAAAAGTTATATAGTGGTAAAAAGGATCGCATTAGTAGGAGCAAGTAGTACGGGTAAGACTACTGTTTATGAACTACTTAAAAATAAATTACCTAAGTACGATTTTGTTAATGAGTCTACTAGAACGATAGGTTCTTATGGATTCCCTATAAATGAGAAGGGAACTGATGCTACTCAATTAGCTATTAGTTGTTTTCATTTAGAAGCTTTATTACAACCTTATAATCAAGTACTCGATAGGTGCTTTATGGATGTTGTAGTATATACAAGATTTATGGATGAAGTAAACGATGAAACGTGGAAATATATAGATGCTACTTGGAATAGGATTAAAAACGAGTATACTCATTATATTTATTTCCCTATAGAATTTGATTCTGTAGATGATGGAGTTAGAAGTGTAAATGAGAAGTGGAGAACAGATATTGATGAAGAGTTTAAAAATGTATTAGAAGGTGTACGTCAGCCTTATTTGACGATAACTGGGTCTCCTATGCAAAGGGTAGATCAAATATTAGAGTTTATTCAATGAAAAAATTACTACTAACAATTATACTGCTAACCTCTTTAACATTAGTAGGTCAAGTAGTTAAAACAGATATATTCACAGTTGAATATGATCAAGAAAAGCAACAGCCATTATGGGTAGAGTATACAGTACTCTGTCCTAACGGAACTGCTTCAAGAGAAGGAATGAATTTTTGGGTGCCTACTGCCATTAAGACATCAGATGATGAAGACTATAAGGGTAACGTATGGGATAAAGGTCATCTTGCACCAGCAGCAGCATTTAGCTGTAATAAGTTTATGCTTCACCAAACTTTCTCATACCTAAATTCAGCATTACAGCATCAAGGACTTAATAGAGGACAGTGGAGTAAGTTAGAGTCATTCGAAAGATCAGCAGCAAACTTCTTTAATGAGGACGTTAAGGTAAGGGTAGATGTACTATTTGAAGGTAATTTAACAGTACTCCCTACAGGAGCAACAGTACCATCAGGATTTAGGAAGACTATTACTATTGGTAATATAACCAGAGTATTTAAATTCCCTAATATTGATACAAAAGGAACAAAGTGGATTGATTATATAAAAAAATAAAATTATGGCAGAAGTAAAAAATTATCAAGAAGTAGTAGATATTGCATCTAAACATTTAGGTACAGTCGGAGGATCAGGTTATAAAGATTCATATGCTCCAGAACTATTAGTACCTATTCCACGTTACTTAAATAGAGAAGGTTACGGTTTAACATCTGATAGTTTTATTGGAGTAGATACTTGGAATGCTTATGAAGTATCAGCAATTACAACTAAAGGGCAACCAGTAGCAGGAATGCTAAAGATTGTATGCCCAGCAGATTCGGAAACACACGTAGAATCTAAATCTATTAAACTATATCTCAATTCATTTAATATGACTAAGATTGGAGATACAGCAGTAGACTGTATTGCGGGTATAGAAGCAAGAGTAAAAAGAGATTTAGATGAGTTACTAAATACTAATACTACAGTAACATTCTTTAGTACTAAGGAGGAAGGAATAGAGTTATCTTTTGAAGGTTATTCCGATATAGCAGAACTAGCAGATTTAGATAATATTGATTTTACAGCATTTCAATCAGATGCTACACAATTAGATGTTGAAGAATACGGAGAGTCTTCTACAATTAAATGGAACTCAAATCTATTAAGATCTAATTGTAGAGTTACCAACCAACCAGATTGGGGAGATGTTTATATTAGAATGACAGGTAGTAACTTACCGACACCAGAATCAATTGCTAAGTATATTGTTAGTCATAGAACCGTAAGTCACTTCCATGAAGAGATTTGTGAAATGGTATTTAAGCACTTAACAGATGCTTACAGTCCTGAGCAATTAATGGTTGCATGTTTATATACACGTAGAGGTGGTTTAGATATTAATCCTATTAGAGCTACACACTCATCCTTAATACCAGAATTCTTTACCGGTAATGAATATAGAATAGGAAAAACTCTAAGACAATAAATGATAGAAAAATACTGTTTATCAAAAGGTAGTCTAGGATGTGATTTTGAGATAGATATAATAGCTTCTCAAAACGGTGGTGGACCGTTCTTCATAGAACATTACCTCAGTAAAAAACAGTATATAGAGAAACTTACTCCTACAGATTCAGTTATGGAAATGTGTTCAGGACCTGGGTATATGGGCTACTATTTAGCTAATGAGTTTAACTTATCTAGAGCAGAGTTCTGTGATATTAATCCTTTAGTCGAAGAATCTCATTTATCTAACCAGAACAATAATTTACCGTTTGATATTAACTTTACACAGGGTAGTGCATTTGACAACTACTCTAATGATCCAGTTGATTTGATAATACTTAATCCTCCGCACTTAGTATCGGAAAAAGATTATGTAGATATAGTTAAAGCAGTACCGGAGTATTTTCCAACAGGAACCCTACTGCAGAGAAGACAGAATAAACTTGTTCTATTAGACAAAGATTTTAAATTTCATTTAGATTTTTGTGGAGATGCTTATGAGAACCTTACAGCAAATGGACAGATAGCATTTTTAGAAAACGAAAAGTATATACCTCATTCTAGATTAGAAAAAGCACTAGGAGATAGGTATAGTTATGAGTTTATACAAACCCAAGAACATTTAATAGAAGGATACTACTTATTAATAGCTACAAAGATTTAGATATGCCAGAAACAATTATAGAAGAAGAAAAAGTATTAATCGCTAAAAGAAAAGCTCCTGGAGATAATTGGGTTCTGGAAAGAGACCAGTCTACTGTTATTGAAGGTCTAGTTATGGCATTAACAATGTACATGAGGACAACTAAATTTAAAGGTTCCTATCAGTTAGATCCTCTCGACGGAAAACTATACTCTATCGAAAAACAAGAAATAGAAGTACCTGAAGTAGAACCTATGAAATTCGACCTATACGGAGAATTTTAATGGATCGTTACTTAGCAAAGTATTCTCATAAATACGAATTCTTAAAACTTGAATTAGAAGAGAGACAGGACCAATTAGAAGGTTATCTAGGTAAGTGGAATAAGCATGTAGGGAAACATTTTGTAAGTAAGGGACAAACTGTTTGGATTGATGAAGAAACAGGGGATATGAGAACAGATGATCCCACAGTAGAAAAAGAAAAAAAAACTGAAGCTGACCCCCGACTTCGTAAAGTCTATAAGAAGATCAGCAAAAAAGCTCATCCTGATAAAGGAGGTACAAAAGAAGACTTTAATGAATTAAAAATAGCATATGAAGATAGAGATATTCTTGCATTAATAAAACTATCAGTTAAATATAATATACCGGTTTTGCTTGTCAAAGAAGATACTGATTTAATTGAAAAATCTATCTCAGATCTTACAAATAAACTATCAGAAATTACTCAGAGTTTAGTTTGGAACTATTTTAACGGCAACGAGAATGAAAGAAAGAGTATAATACTAGAATTAGAACAAGTACACGGCATTAAACTTACTGAAAAAGAAATTGATGATTTCTTGTCTGCCTGATATATAATTCGTATATTAAGGTATAATATAAAACAAATAAAGGTTATGAAAGCAGCTAAACATTATCAAGAGTGGCCATTAGAGGAATGTCGATTGTATTTTAAACGATATTTTGAGTTAGTAAGAAATAAAGACGTTAAAACTGTTAGGTCTATTTTGGCAGAAGAATTTGAACGTACCTATTCAGCAATAGGGTTTAAAGAAAGAGAAGTGATCGGAGTACTATCCGGTGGAACTGAAGGAATTTATACTTATGGAGATAATATGGTTAAAGCAACTCACGAAGCTTTAGAAGAATCTGGTATGAGTGTAAATCGTTTTAAAACGTATTTCGAATGATAGAGTATAGCGCATCAAATATGAATAAATGGGCCAAGAAAGGTTATACGCTTCTCTACTGTATACTAACCGAGTATAAAGGAACTGCCCTATATAAAATAGGTATAGCAGGATCTGCTTCTTTCTTAGGAAGGTATGCTTGGAACGTATATACGAATGACGGCTATCATAAAGCAGGATTTAGACATAAGCAAATCTTTATGGATGAAGCAGATAGAGTAAAGATAGATGAAGCAGTAGATATACTAGAAATAGTAGACGAGGTACAGATACAGATGTCTAGACCATCTATAAAAGATCTAGAAGAACTAATAAGATCTAAAGGAATAAGCTTTCAGTTCCCTAATGAAGTTAAGTTTAGTGGAAAGACTGAATTTATTATAGCTGACCCTACCTCAAAAGAGATGATAGAGACAACATTTACTAATATTAGAAAAAACCTTATATGCAAGTAAAAGAACTAGAGAAAAAGTATTATACAGTACAGGATAAAGAGACCTTAGAATTACTCTTCAAGCATATTCAAGACTCTGATACTATCGCAGTTGATACGGAAACTACTGGATTAAATCCACGTAAAAATAAAATTATTGGCTGGTCAGTATCTGGAGCTGAAGGAATAGGGTTCTACCTACCTACTTTAGTTTGGGACTATCATAGAGAAGAATTAGTACTTCAAGAGATTGACGGTAAGTCGACTGAAGTGATTTCTCGTAACCTATTAAAAATGTTAAAGGGTAAGAAGCTAGTATTTCATAACGCTTCCTTTGATGTTCAGTTTATAAAGAATTACTTTGGAGTAAACCTGATAGAAGATATTTGGGTTGATACAGGACTGTTAGTACATACAGTATTTGAAGAAGGAGCATTTGGTTTTGGAAATCCTTTTGGATTGAAATCCATTGCTATTATGAATCAAGAAGCGCTTGGCTTGGATGTTGAGGAAGCGGCGAATAAAGAACAAGTAGAACTAAAAGAATCGATTAAAAGTAATGGCGGCTCTGTAACAAAAGAGAGTTATGAAATTTTTAAAGCAGATTTGGATATTCTTAGTAAATATGCTGCAGCTGATACTGACCTTACCCTTCGTATTTGTAATCTATATTTGGTTAAGCTACGAGAGGAAGGCTTGGAGAAGTTCTTCTTCGAAGAAGAGGTAATGCCTATCTACCGTGAAGTAACGGTACCTATGGAAGCATACGGAGTAGACTTAGATATGGACTTACTTGGTAAAGTAGCATCAGAAATAGAAGAGGATCAAAAAGCGAATAAAAAGATTGTTATGAAATCTTTAATTGCTATACCTGCAGTTCAACAATGGATTGTTAAGACTTCATTTGACAACTACCCAGTCTCTCATAAAGGTAATTTTGCTCAGTCTCTTTGTCAGCGTTATTCACTTCCGTTAGAAAGAAGCGAAAAGACTGGTAAGTATAGTTTAACTCAAAAGAAAATAGAAGAGCTAGAAGACTCGCCGATAAAGCAATTCCTATTAACAGGAGATAAATCGTTAATCGACGAGAAAGAACAAGCTCGTATTTCAATGGCTCTTTGGAAAGAATCTAATGATGGAGAGTATTTAAATATTCAATCTAAAAAGCAGTTAGGAGAGATAGTATTTCAGTTTATGGGAATTAAACCTAAAGTCTCTGGTGCTAATACCAAGTCTGGACGTGATAAGTTCGATATGGATATGGTGGTAGATTTAGCAAAGGAATATCCTTGGGCTGAGAATTTACGTGTCTACAATAAGCTTCTAAAGATTAAGTCTACTTATATAGATAGATTTGTTAATGGAGCAGAAGACGGTAGATACTACTTCTACTTTAAGCAAAACGGTACTGTATCAGGCCGTTACGGGTCAGATGCTCAACAGTTACCTAAGCCCTTAGAGCCTGGTGAAGATGCTGATGTTATCATGAAGTATGTTAATATAGTTAGAGCTTTTTTACTTGCAGGGAACGGAAGAAAGATAATCGATTCTGATTACGAATCTCTAGAGCCTCATTGCTTTGCTTCTGTAACCGGAGATGTTGCATTACAGGAAATTTTTAATAAAGGATGGGATTTTTATTCTACGGTTGCTATAAAAACTGAAAACTTAGAAGCTCAAAAGAGTAGGTTCCCGAATGGAGTATCTGCTGATAAGAAAGCTGATAACTATCTTAAGAAGCTAGAGCCTGTTGCTCGTAATAAAGCTAAAGCATATTCATTAGGAATTGCATACGGTATGGAAGCTTATGCTCTAAAAATGACTTTAGGTATTGATCAAAAAGCAGCACAGAAATTAGTAGACGGCTACTTAGATGGATTTCCTCAACTTAAGCAATGGAGACTTGATTCTAGGGATAAAATTAAAAAGACCGGACGTATTCAGAACTTCCTTGGCCGAATAAGACATTTAGATAAAACTAAAGCCGTATACGATGTACATGGAGAACATATACTTAACTGGAGATACCGTCAAGAACTACAAGATACCACTATACTTCAGAAGAATCAAGAAGAGATATGGGCAAAGGTGTCTTTAGATGACCAGATCGATTTAGAATCTTTTCACTCTCTTATAGGTACTCCTAAGATTACTGACTCTATGTCTGGCGAAGCTATACAGCAGAAGTACAATGATCTATTCTATAGACATATTAGAGATAAATCAAAAGCTGATGTAATGAAGCTATACAGAGACTACCGTAATGGACTCAATAACTGTTTAAACTTTCAATTACAGTCATTAGCAGCTGCAGTAGTAAACAGAGCAGCTTTAGTGATTAATAGAAAAGCAAGAGAGTTAGGCATTGATGCTCAAGTACAGGCACAGGTTCATGATCAATTGATAATTAATTGCGATGAGAAAGACGTAGCTATGTTTGCACCGATTGTACAACATATAATGGAGGTTACTACCCAGTTACCAGGAGTAACTTTAAAAGCACCACCAGAGATATCTAATAATTGGAGAGACGGTCATTAGTGCTATTTATTATTAAATATTTGTTATGAATCTTCATATTAAATACAAGGATGACGTATTACTAAATATTGAGTTACTTGATACCCCCGTAGTTAAAAAGTGGATATTCTGTTTTTTGAAAAACAAACCTTTGGGTCAGATGATAACTTTGGATACTGAATGGAATTCAGGTAGTCACAGAGTAGATGAAGACCTACCGTTAAATTTAAAAAAAGATCTTAGTATTCAAATAAACGATGCAATAAGAGAACTTAACGGTGCAACTGTAGGGGATGAGTTTCCATACCAGGCAAAAGAAGAAATGAATATTACTGAAACCCAGAATATCCATAGATCGTTTACAACAGGCATCACAACAGGTAAGGCATGGAAGCATGGATGGGATATAGATCAGCTACATAAATTTAAGTTTATGGATTGGCCAGAAAAAAATCAAGCATTTATAGATCTTGCTCCTGAACAGTTTACGATACTAGACAGAAGTATATTTGATAAACAATGCCACCTAATAAACAACTATATACATAATTACGAACCGTTAATATTCTCTCAAAGAAGTAAAGATAGTTATGATAAAGGAGAAAATGCAGCTTACCTATATACCTGTTTTGAAGGAGGGATAGAAGGCGATAGGAATAATTGGACTATTTTAAATCCTACAGAGGAAGAACTCAGGTATAGTTTTCCTGGAGACTATTCGGATTATGATGTCCATATACATTCTCATATATTTGGGAAATCATATAGAGAAACATAC